GCATCGCAGAAATGTTGTCAATATCATCAAGGGGGCGGGTATTCATACGGCAGGAATATTGGATAATTGGGGAATATTGTTATATTTGTCAAAACCAATCATTTATGGCCAGACCAGCTAAAACAAGCAAAGAGAAGGAAATATCGGGAACGGACAGGGCAGACAGACAGCGGCACACCCGAAAATCCAACACAGACGATCCCACTGACATGTCAGCAGAACTAGAATTAAACGAATTTGGGCAGCACATTTATCGACAACTAACCGGATACCTTCAAAAGAACGGCATCTTGTGGGATGTGGACAATATGCTCATATCTCAATACGCATACTTCGCACAGATATTCAGAGCCACTGCCAATATAATTCAGGACAAACATTCTGAGATAGTCGCTATCAGTGATAAGGGGAGGGAGTATATGTCCATCAACTACCAGGTACTTGCCAACGCAAAAAACCAAATGGGATCATTGGCAAAGGTATTGGGTATTGGTCCGTACTACCGTCAATCTATCAAAGCGTTCGATGAAGAACCGGAACAGGCGGATGAAGTGGCCGATATGATCAAGGAAATGAATAGATGATAGGATTAGCGTACCAGTACATCGATGACGTAATGTCAGAAAAAGTATTGGTCAACGATAATATAAGACTTGCGGTTGAGCGGCATCTCAATGACCTCGACACAGCAAAAGATAAAGGAATATACTTTGATGAAAAGTCAGCAAAGCAATATTTGAAATGTAGTCAGTTCTTTAGGCACACTGGGGGAACAGCTGCAAAGAAAACATTCAACGTACAGCCATTCCAGTCATTCGCAATGATGAATCTTTACGGATGGAAGCGAGACAATGGATTATTCCGGTTCACTAGGTTCTACTTTGATATTGCCCGGAAGAACGGGAAAACCGAATTTGCAGCATTAAACTCCTGTTTGCGGTTTTGCTTCCTAAACCTATTCCAGCATCAAATATTCAGCGCAGCCACCAAAAAAGACCAAGCAAAGATCACGTTCAATGCAGCAAAGATCATGCTTAAGCAACTTTCCAATGAAAGCCAACACTTCAAAAAACTACTTGACATACTGAAATATCGGATCAGCATACCAGAATCAGAATCGTGGTTTGAGTATGTTGCTAGTGATGCCGATTCATTGGATGGGTTAATGCCAGGTACTGTGATAATTGACGAATACCACGCTCATAAAACATCAGCGGTATTAAAAGTAATGGAAACAGGGATGGGCGCAACTCCAAATCGGTTGATGATGGTAACTACAACAGCCGGGTTCAATATTGAAGGGCCTTGCTACAGATACAGGAAAAATGCAATTGACATCTTGAATGGTAGAAAGCACGATGAATCCTTGTTCCCTATGATATTCACGTTGGATGGCGATGATGACTGGGAGGATCAAGAAATGTGGGGGAAAGCCAATCCAAACAACGGAGTATCTATATTGCCTGATTTCCTGACTGACATGTACACATCTGCTTTAAATGAAGGAACATCCGCTATTATCGAGTTTAAGACCAAACACCTAAATACCTGGGTAAGATCAGAGGATTTATGGATTGACGATAAATTATGGATGGAAGGGGGCACGGATTGGGACATGGATGACATGGCAGGTAGAGAATGTTTCGGTGGACTTGACCTTGCAAGTACAAATGATATGACATCGTTATCGTTATTCTTTCCGGGTATCCCGGGGGATGAACGACATAAGCTGGAAGTTTACCACTTCGTGCCATCGGAGACAGCCATTAAGCGATCAAAGAATGATTTCGCTGACTACATTGAATGGGCAGATGATGGGTGGATTACACTGACAGGTATTGTGGTAACCGATTATGCTGTTTTAGAAGAGTTGGTGATGAATTTAATGGAAAAGTACAACCTAATGATGATTGGGTACGATAGGTACAACAGTAGTCACTTGGTGAGTAGGCTTAGGGATATGGGCGCATACATGCAACCGTTCAATCAATCAGTGCGCAATATTACAGAGCCTACCAGGGAATTTGAACGCTTGGCCAATCTAAAGATGATAAACCACAGGAACAACCCTGTGATGCGATGGCAGTTGACCAATGTGATGATAAAGAGGTACGGGGATTACTTCAAGGTAGATAAAGAAAAGTCTGCCGACAAAGTAGATGGGGTGGTTGCATCGGTGATGGCAATCGGAGAATGGATGACTTACTACGGAATGACTTCAGGAGATTTTGAAATTAAAACCATATAGTAATGTCAAACCATGATGCTGAATTTTTAAGATTATTCCGAAGGTTGTGTCACACCTATCCCCATACAGAAGCCTACCGGATGGCTGAAAAACGACACAAACAAAAGACCGGGGATCGGAGGTATAAGAATTACCATTCATTCCAGACCAGTAGGCGGTTTAGGAAAAAACGATGAATCGATTCACATTATAAAATAAATTGTTATATTGCAACCATGAAAGAAACCCTACTAAGTATCCTGAAGATACTATTCACAATTGCGTTATACAGTGTTTTGTTTTGGGTATCGGTTAACCCGGCGTTAAGGTACTTTGGTGCCAAACCAATGCAGTTCGTTGAATCGGTTTCTATTTTCGCAAGTATTATTATCATCATCCTTTTTATAAAAGAACTATGAAAATTACACCTACTAAAGAATTAAACACAGTTTACCCGTGGATGCGTGTCGTATCTGCTAGAAATGAGATCAAAGAGAACGTTACATTGAGAGTATGGCAGCTTTGGGCGGGGTCAATAACCAATTTAAAATCAAAGCCGGGCACATCAGCAGCTAGATTTGTAACCCCGTCAGGAGTATTGACAGACAAAGGCAGGATATTAGGCGAAGAACTAGAATTAGAGCGAATGGAGTACCTTCGACAGAAAGGGAATCAGGGCTAAAAAAGGTATATTATAAGAAATAACATATTGTGAAGTAGGTTAGTAATGAGCCGGGCAGAAATGTTCGGCTTTTTTATTTATAAAACATTTTATTATTCTTCATCCAACCCATACAATATTTTTAAATTTAATATTTCCGTCATTCTTTTTAAAAGCATACGATGAACCGTAACTTCGATGTCACTTAACGGTGGTGTTGGCGGTAGTAGTGGTTTTTTATCTTTCATTCTGCTAATATAGTAAATATACGGCAGTATGTACGGCATAGCATTCCCATAAGGCATTATTTGTTCTTATTTTACACATAGGAATAAAAAGTCTGTGCGTGAATCTGATTCAAACCATAACTTCTTTAGTGCAAAAACAGCCTGAACAACGTGATTCAAGCAAGCCACAGAAGTATTGGAGCTTCGACAATCCAAATTCATCGTTATTCGAGTTCTTTGAGAAAATGGCTGGTATTTGGGATGGAGGAACAGAGGTGACAGAAGCTAATTTGTTATCAATTGATGCGTGGTGGAGAGGTGTCAGGGTAATATCTGATTCAATAAGCGGGTTACCGGTAAATGTGTATCAACGCATGGAGGATGGTAGTATAGAAGAACGGAGGGAGCACCCGTCATATCGCATCCTTAATGTAGAATCCAGTCCGTCACAGTCGCATTTCACGTGGAAAACAGGGGTAATAGACTCCACGCTCAACACAGGCGACAGTTTCTCCTATATCGTAAGAGATAAGCTGAAACGGGTAAAATACATGATTCCCTTATATACAGGCTCGATAAGCCAATGGAAAGTAGATAAAGAATATAATCTGTTTTGGAAAATAGATGGGATAGATGGATGGGTCACCGATAATAACATATTTCATTTAATGGGGTTCTCCCAAAATGGGATAACAGGACTGAACCCGGTTGAAGTGCACAGAATGAGCCTTTCAGCGGCAAGGGGAGCGACGATGTACGCAGATAGCTTAATGAAAAACGGGGCGTTCTTATCCGGTGTGATAGAGGCGGAAATGCCAGTCAACGGAGCACAACACGAAAAGCTAAAGAACTCATGGCAGGATGCCTACGGAGGTATTACCAATTCAGGTAAGGTGGCAATATTAGACAAAGGAATGTCCTACAAGCCAATTGCTTTATCTCCGGCCGATGCAGAATGGCTTGGGATGCGTAAAGACTTAGTTGCAGTGGTGAGTAGAATATTGGGAGTGCCTATGCACATGCTTTCAGAACTGGAAAATGCAACTTATTCAAATATTGAGCATCAATCCCAGGAATTTGAAAGATACAGCTTACGTCCGTGGATGGAACGTGCAGAATCAGAAATTCACCGAAAGCATTTTACAAATCAAGAAATTGAAGATGGGTACTTCGTATCGTTTGACGTGAATGCGTTGCTAAAGGGTGATCTGGAATCACAAGCAACCTACAACACAAAGATGTTCAACATCGGAGCCATCAATCAGAACGATATTAGAGCTGGAATGAACAAAGGGAAAATAGACGGAGGTGATCGGTACTATATTATGGGGAATAACATGATGCCTACAGATAGAATTGATGAAATAATCGATAGCAATATCAAGGGAAAAAACCTTAATGAAGAAATGCGGCAAATGGAATACGAGACACAAAAAAGCAAATATGGACAAGCGTGAAATAAATAAAGAAATTCCCGTGGATTCATTTGAACGACGGGTATTTGCGGATGATGTTCGTATTCTTGACGAAAGTGAAGGAGAAACTAAGATTGTGGGCTATGCAGCAGTGTTTAATAAGTGGAGCCGTAACTTAGGTGGTTTTATCGAGAAGATTGAGCCAGGGTTCTTCGACGGGCTTGAAAACGATGACGAAACATACGCTTTGTTTAACCACAACTACGACATGCCATTGGCTGCCATCAAAAACAGGTCATTGACGCTAACGGTTGACGAAATAGGGCTAAGATATGAGTTTATCACACCCGATACAAGCATTGGCAGAGATTTGGCTAATAACGTCCGATCTGGGCTTGTAAGTGAATCCAGCTTTGGTTTCACGGTAAAAGAAAGCGATTGGACAGATAAAGCCAATGCAAATGGGTTGTGGGAACGAACATTGATCAAAGGAGGTAAGTTATACGATGTTTCTCCGGTGACATTGGCAGCATATCCAGATACATCGGTTGCTATATCAGAAATGAGAAGCATTGAAAAGAAAATTGAGAATAAAGAATTAAATATAATTAAGAAACGTGCAGAACGTGCAAATAGGCTACGTGAGGCGCAATTTAAAATGGTTAAATATTAATAAAATGAGCACAACAATTTTGCAAGGTCTATTGACCAAACGCAACAAGGCGCACGAGGATGCAAAAGCCATCCACGAATTAGCGCAACAGGAGAATCGAGACATTACACCTGACGAACAGATTCAGTTTGACAAGGCTTTTGCCGACATGGAAAGCTACGACAAACAACTCAAGCAGCAAGAACGCATGGCGAATCTGGAAGATTATTCAGGAATGGAAACTGAAAAGCGGATTGGAT